GGAGCTTGCGGCGCATCAAGAGCTTCATGCCCTCGGGAGCGTCGGTCTGCACAAAGAAGGCGGTAGCGCTTGTCAAACGGCTGATAACAGCAGCGCCTTCATCCAGCAAGCCAATAGACTTTACAGGGTTCAGGTCGTTGTTTGCCGTACCAGAGCGCAGGACGCTCTTCAACAGAACTTCAGCTTGGAAGACGTTACCCGGAGCCACCACCAATTGGCGGGGGACCAGACGGATCTTTTTGCCGTTGTTGTCTACAGCCTGACGGACTTGAATCAGCATCTGCTCCAGAGAAGTCTGGCTCAGGTTGGCAGCGGTTGCCAACTGGTTGCTGAACGTGCCGTTCACGATAGGATGGGCCGTGTTAATCAGAGACACGCCATCGCCACCGGGGAAGCTGGAGTTAAACCCACGGTTCAGAACGTTCGCGCACAGAGTCTCTTTGGTCTCAATAAGAGACTGAGCCAAGTGGCGAGCGTAAACCTGACCGATACGGATGTGGTCGCCGTCTTCAACCAACACCTTGGTCAACGCAAAGGCCAAGCCATACACGTTGTACACATAGCGTTGCAAGAAGAGCACGCCACCCTGTTGGTACGATACCGGAGTGCCGTCAGGCAACTGAGGTGCCGCGCCAAAACCGTACAGGACGGGTTCTTCGTGGTAGTTGCGGGGGATACCGTCTTGCTCGCGGAAAACCCGCGACCATTCGTCGGTACGTTGGTCATAGACTCCGTCAAAACACTCGTTGAGGATAGGCTCAACGATAGAACGGAAGTCCGTACTGCGCATTGGTGCTGCCATTTTATTGCTCCTTAAATAGCGTTAATGGTTGCAACAAACTGACTGCGGCTCACTTGAACCTGCACCACAGTAAATGCGTCACCAAAAGCGTTATCAACGCCGTTACCCAAACCGATGATACGCATATCACCGACCGCGCCTGATCCCGCAAGGGAAGTGGAAATCATGCACTGAGACAAGCCCGTGGTCGTAGAACCAGCGGTAATGCTTGCAAAGTTGGCCTGATCACCAATCGAAGTTTGAGCCAAGCTACCGTTGGCCTGAATGTCGTAAACGATATTCGGGTCAGAGTAGTAATAGGTCACTTCAGAGCCAGCTTGGTAGGCGGTGTTGGCCACCCACTGATTGCTGACCAAACGACGCCCAGTCACATCCGTAAACTCATGGCCAGCAAAAGCCCCTTGGTAGGCGCTGCCAGCAGTGGCGGCAATGATGTTTCCAGACGTATCAAGAGCTACAGGCTGGCCTTTGAGAATACCAGTGTTGTAAGCAGATGCGATACCGCCAGCGAGCGCCACAGCGCGATCCAGACCCGATGGGTGGAACGAAGGACGCAGGCCGAACGGAGCAGAGGTTGCACTCATAAAAACTCCTTTGTTAAGTCCTCAACCGTAAAACACGGGTGTTTGGACACTTCGGTTCATTTTGCCAAAGCCTTCACCTTCAACACTTCCCAGACTCTTGCCTGAGCTATCGCGGTTGCCTTGAAGCTGTTCAACTTGGATCTGGACTTTGTCCGATTCCTCGTTTGGAGCCTCATGGTGCATCTGAAGCATGACCTCCTGATAAACGTCCATTGGAAGTTTGTACAGGCGCATTTCATTGCACGCGATAAAACCTACGTCTTCGCCAGCTTTTACGCGGTAATTGTCGAATCCGGATAACTCTTCCGCTTTCACGGGAACGTACCCTAGTCGCATCCGCTTATCAATACTGTCGTATCCGTTGGTGGTCGATAACCAGCAAAGATGCCATCCCGGAATATCCGGAACCTTCGGCAGCGCACTTTGTGTCCATTCATCGCTCCACATCTTGCGACGTTCCTGCTTTGAAATGAACTCCTCTTCTGGGGCAGCCCGTGATAAATCTTGTGAAGATCGGCTTTCACGGCCACCCGCGTTGAGGGTTTTTTTGAGACGAGAATCCATAATGTTTAGCTCCTTTTGTTGCGTGCTTCAGTTGCGTATCGTTTAATCATTTTGTTCCGCTTTTCAGGGTCGTCCCAAAAGCCAGCGTCCTTCATCGCTCTGACCTGTTCAGGTTCCAAAACAAATTGGTTGCCGCTCCCGCGACTAAATGATTCACGACTCGATCCTGTAACAACACTTCGGGGGCTCCTTCTGGAGGTCTCGTCAGTATTTCTAGTATAACGGTGTGGCAACCTCTTTTGCAAGCGGTTGTCAAGTTCATCCCAATAATCTTGTGTTGCGGGGTCCCAGCCCTCTGCAACCAGACGATTGTCAATAACCTTGGCAATTTGAGTGTCCTCGTCGCCGGCTTCAGGGTCATACCAAGAATTCTTCTCCATCCAACCGTTGGCCAACTTTACCAACTTGGGATTGGCTGGCGCTGATTCTGTCGACCCGGCTTTGGCAACTTGTTCCCTATAACTATGCATTGCCTCCAGCTTGCGTCGGCTGTCGTACCAAAGCTCTTGGGCCTTTGTAAACGCCGCCCCGTCTGAGTTGTCCGTCGCCTCTTGCATCTTTTGCTGGGCGTATCGCAAACGGTAATCTTCGTCCTCCATGGCCTTTTCGTAACGAGCCATATCTGCGCCGTGGGTCTTGCGCTCCACAATTGACAATCGTTCCATCAACTCCTGATTTTGGCGTTGCAAGAGGCCAAGGCGCTGGTTCTTGTCCTCATTGGTGCGCTTGATGTACTCTTTCTTGGCGCGTCGGCGGTTGCGGCGTGCCTCGCGTACAGCGTCGGAGTCGTCCGGGTGATCAACATCGTTGTCGTTGCTCTGGCTGGAACTGACCTCGTCGTTGTCGTCGTCGGACTTGTCAACCATGTGGTCAGGCAAGTCAACCGTAACGGACCCGTCCTTTTCTTCAGTAACGTTGATGTCCTCAATCTTTTCTTTGGTGTCTGTAGTCACAGGAAGGCCCTCATAGCAAGTGGATCGCCGGTCAACTTTGCAATCACTTCGTGATCGTTCAGGACCATAAACAAAGCAGAATCTTCATTTTTGTCTTCGCCGGGAACGTGAACCTCCCAACGATCACCGCCCCATTTGGGCACGCGAATGAAGTCACCAACTTCAGCCCAGCTACCTTCAGGCCATGCGGCCATCGTGTCGCGGTGCTTGTACGCCAGTGGGCCAATCTCAATGACCTTGGCCACCATGTTTTGCCACTTTTCGGTTTCCTTGGTTTCTTCAACCAAAATAATTCCAGATGCAGTTATTGCCTTTTTTGTGCGTCGAAGCTGTACCAAAATACGCCCACCAAGAGGTTTTGCACCGGGATCTACGCTCGGAAATGCCCAAGCCATCTCAGCTTCGTTAGAAGCTACCGGGTTACTCATTTTCATCTTCCTTCATCAAGTTATCAAGAATTTCGAGGGCCTCTTGCAGACCCGCGTTGTGACCGACCAATCGAATGTAAGACTCCCAGTTCGTCGCATTACCAGCAACGAGGGACGAGGCTATTCCAGCCTGCCTAGCCTTAATTCCACCAATCAAGTCCGAAAGGGTTCTCATTTTTTCTTTGCTTGTGACAAACCTCCAGATTGTTTGGCAGGGGTACTGCCCTTCATGCTCTGGCCATCAATCTTCTCGCCCATAGCCATGCGCTTGTGCTGGGGAACCTGCACGCTCTTTTGCTCCTGATCACTGGTTGCCATAGTTAGCTCCTTGGGTTGGTTCAGCCTTGACTTGCTCGAAATTGAGCTTTGCCGCATCGCGTGTTAACCGGGCTGTTTCGATGCGTTCTTTCATGTCTCGGTCGCCAGTAGCAATTGCCAACTTCAATTCCAAGTCTTCCATTGCTTGCTGCTGGTCTTGTTGAAGCTTGGCCATGTCTATTTGGATCTTGGCTGCCAGAGCTTTGTCCTTGAGTCCCATCTCCGCTTCGTCGCGTTTGGCGCGGCGTTGGGTCTCTGCCATGCTGGTGTCGAGCAGGACCTTGGTGTCCGGCGTCATCTGCGGCTGTAACTTGAACTGTTGCAGACCTTGTACCAACTGCTGGATGACAGGCATGATGCCCTTGAGCGTCTGGTCAGCGTCCATCTCAACGTGCTGCGATGCCAAAGCAAACAACTTGTCCACGGCCTTGGGATCTTTCTGCAAGTCGTAATCTGGCAACTTCTTGCCCATAGCCTTCTGAACGTAACCAGTCATGCGGCCCAAGTACCAAAGCACAATGTGCTGCTTAATGTGTTCAACCGACTTTGGAAGGTACGTCGGCGCAATGATGGGGTTGCCACCAAAAATAGGACTCTTTGCAAAGTCCAAGTGGGCTTGGATGTGGCCAAGATGGTCCTGCTCGGGGTAAGCATAGGCCCCTTGGCCAATAGCCATAGCAACGTTCTCGTTGGCAGCGTCCATCTTGACCGGAGATGGCACATCAACCATAATTTCGTTGATTCCGGGCACCTTGATTTGCTTTAGAAAGCGTTGGATTACCACCTTCTTGTTGAACATCTCCGGGTTGTCCTTCATCACAGCCATAACCGCTTGGGTTTGGGCCATCCGTTGGGTTTCACTAAAGATGTGCGGGTCAGAAACAGGAATAACGTCGGTTACACGGGCAAAATCCTCGCGTTTAACCTCTAGATCCTCTACAACCTCTCCGCGTTGCATGTCATCCAAATACCAGCGGTTGATTCGGCTCAAAACCCTCAAAACGCGACCCTGAGACTCATGCAAACGGGCGTGAATAGAGCTAAAAACGGCTGCGCCTTGTTCAATAAGCGCCTGAGTGGTGCCAACAGGGGTGTTGCTGTTGACATCAGCAATCTTTTCCTCTGCGGTGGTCACCACGCCCTTGGCGGCGTTGGTCAACCAGCCTAAAAGCTGGAAAAGTACCGGAGA